TTTATGTCTTTTTAATTCATCACCTTTTTTATATATTCTTGCATAAGTATACGCAGGATATAATTTTAATCCTGTTGCTTTTTCCATACCTGGTTGACATTTAAGTAATAAAGTTTCCATAGCCATATTAGCATATTGAGAGTATGTGTTTGGTATCTGTTCATTCTCACCTTCATAATATCCTATGATAGTTTCAAATGGAGAAAAGTATTTACGTTCTCTACAAGTATCATAAACTTGTTTTTGCATTAAAAAATAATTTGCAATAAAAGCTGCTAGGTCTTTTGATATAGCTTGACGAATAACTGTATATTTTTTCTTTTTAAACATCTTTTGCCATTTCTTTCGGCACCGCTTGTATGTTCCAATGTATAAATCTAAATGGTTCTATACCAAAGTCTACCGCATATTCGTGTTCCAAGTATCCTGGAAATATAATTAGTGTGCCTGGTTTGGGGCGTAAATGAAATTGTTCGTGACCTGGCCATACACCTTTTAAGTCTTGTTTCATTTTTAATTTTGTACACCTTGCACCAGTCTTCGGTTCGTGAAATACAGGATAAGAAGTTTTATCACTACATTTTAAAAAATAAAAACCTGATACGTGTTGATTCCAATGTATATGTGCAGAGTGATGACCGCCACCTTTTTTTGCAAACTCTTGAACCCATAGTTCACTAAACATTGTTGTGTATTGTGACATATCATAACCTTGATGATCTAAATACTCCCAAGACTTTTGACCGATGTAATTTCTAAAATCTAAAAAGTCATTATCAGCTGTGAGTGGTGTTGAATGATATGATCTTCCAAAGTCACCGTGTTTTTTTATAAATTCTTTTTCTCTTTTACGAGCATCACTAATATATTTATTACTCGCTTTGTTTAATGATTTAACAAACTCTGGTTTTTCCTCGCTCCATATTACAGTTGGAAAATAACTATTTATAAACATTATCTAAAAGGCCTCCCTAAATGCCATACCACAAGACTATATCTTGTACCTGATGTTACTGGTTTAACTCTGTGCCACACAAAACTAGGAAATACAATGATAGATCCTTTTGGTAATATCTCTTTACATTGTACTCTATGTTTTGATTCGTCCCGCATATGTGGATCATAGTTTCTAAAATCAAATTCTAATTCTCCACCTTTGTATTCTGACCCATCTGTTAATTGACAAGTCATAGATAGTTTTCTAATTTTACCGTGATCTGGTGTATTTGGTTTATCATAAGGTTTATCCCAACTATCACAATGCCAATCATAATATTGGTTTAGTTTATATTTTGTAAATTGACAAGATTCTGATCTGTCCCAGTCAAAATTCCAACCTGCCATTTCATTTGCTTTATGCACATAAGGATGTAATTCTTTATATATCCAAGTATCATTAAGCCATACTAAATCAGATTTTCTTTTACGCTGTATATTCTTAACATCTTCTTTTGTTAATTCTTCTTTGTCATATCCGCCTGTTCTTGCAATGCTTTCTTTTTGTGCATTTGCATATTTAATTACATCATCACAAAATTTAGGTGTTAGTGCGCCACTAAAATACCAATAATAATTAGATATATTCATACGTTATAGTTTGTACAAAATTTAAACTATCCTTTTGATTATTAGTTAAGTAATACATATTTGTTGATGGAAACATTATGAATTTATTGTTAGTGAGTTCTATATCCCAAGATCTTCCTTTACGTCTATTATCTTCATAATGTATTCGAACCATACAGTCTTTGACTTTTACACCATAGAGTAATGTATAATCTGGTGAGTTACGTAAATCCACTGGATCTATATTTAGTAATGGTATTGTAGTCTCTTGAGGTTTATAGATGTTACCCCACGTTTCTTTATTAACTAAAGTAAAACCATAGTCTAAATTTATATGATCTCTCATATAAGTGTTCAACATATCGAATGTTCGTGAAAATGGAAAATCTTTGTTTTGAATTACTGATTGTAAAATGTCGCCTGATAATTTATCTCGGTCAATGTCCCAATCTTTAGGCATTGCCACATCACCATAATATAGAGCTTGCTCTGTTAATACTTTCTTCTGCATACCACCACCATTTTTAATTTATGCTTTTGCGTCTGTCAAGTCCCAAGTCTGTCCAGCTTCATTCCAAACATAATGCCATCTGTGAGTATCAGCTGTATTTTGTGATTCTTGTTCTGCAGTTAATGCAGGAGCATCACCAATTGGTGATTTCCAAGATGCAGTTGTAGTATCTTTTACCCAAGATGCATAAGGTTTTTTAGGCCAAAAGATATTATTATCTTCGTCCCAAGTATAACCAATGCCTGCATAGTTTCCTCTAAATGCTTTTGAGTTATCACCAGAGTTATGTGTGTTACCTGATGTATTATATGAAGTTTGAATCCACATTTGTGCAGGCCAGTTGTTGTGTGTTTCTAACCACTGTTGACCTACTGTTTCATCTTCAACACCATCAGCGTTTAACATCTTATCATTATCCATAGTTAACACTTGGATAACTTTTCCGTTAGCTCCTAGTTTTGCAAAATGTGCCATAATGTTTCTCCTTATATATTAATTTTAATTATCATTCAACTATTGAAACTTGTACCTTATTATTACTATACCTGATCCCCCTGCACTACCAACTGCTCCTGGACCTGGGTTTCCTGAACCTCCACCGCCGCCACCACCGCCAGTATTAGTTGTCCCTGCACTTCCAACACCACCACTTCCTGGACCTCCAGCTCCTCCACCTCCTGGTGTTGCACCTGGTGCTGCACCATTTGGATAATAACTTCCACCGCTTCCACCACTTGCTCTAGCAGTCGGTGTTCCATTTATTGAACTTGTTGCACCTGCACCTCCTAGTGCTCCTGCATAAGCATTAGGATTTGGTGTACAACCTGGGCCAGCATTTTCTGCACCAACTGCAGTTGCTCCACCGCCACCAGCTGCACCTCGATATGGACTATTCGATGCGCATCCTCCATTGTTTCCTTGAGGGGGACTGACTGATGGTGTATTACCATTTCCTTTTACTCCTGGTGAATAAGATGCTCCACCACCTGAACCACCGTCACCACCACCATATCTATTTGGAGTTGGACTTGGTACATTACCTCCTGAACCGAAACCACCGCCAGCTGATGTTATCGTTGAAAATGTAGAAGCCGAACCTGCAGCACCTGGTAATCCAGCAGAAGAACCATCTGCACCACCTGCTCCTCCAGCACCTACTGTAATGGGAAAACCTGTAGCTGTTACTGGAACTCCTGTAGGTGCTCGTAAAGGAGATCCTGTATAAGAATCATTTAAACCTAATCCCTCTCTATAGCCACCAGCACCACCTCCACCACCTCCGATATTAGAAGCAACCACCGCTCCACCACCTCCACCACCAGCAATTACCACATATGAAACTGTATTTGAACCTCCTGCATTACCAGCACAAGATACACAAAATGTTCCAGGGCTTGTAAAAGTATGAATTTTAAAATTACCACAAGTAGCAACAGTATTTCCACCTGTTGCTGATATAAATTTAGCACCTATTTGATTTGTTATATCATCATTAATAAGTGACCAACCTTTTGTTGAATCCATAAAAACGAATGTTACAGATAATCCATCTGTGTCTAAATCTGTATTTTCTGCTGCTCCATCCATATTAGAACCATTTCTAGCTACTATAACTTTATTAGTTCCAAATGTTCTAGCATAATCTTTTATTGCAACCACATTTCCAGCACTTGGTGAAGCGGGTAGAGTTACAGTTATATTAGAACCACCACTTGTATTTACAAAATATCCTTCATTACTCACTGCCGTAAAATCAGTTGTTTTAATAGATGTTTGCCAACTAATTCCACCTGTTGAACCAAAACCTGTTTGACTAGCACCTGCTCCTAAAGCAATAGTGTCTCCACTATCTCCTAATGTGACTGTACCACAATTTGTTCTTGGACTAATTTTATTTACTTTTATTTCACTCATAATTATTGTCTTTTATACCTTATTATTACTATACCTGAACCACCATTACCTTGTGGTGTACTCGGATGCACTCCTCCACCTCCACCACCACCTCTGTTAGTTGTTCCTGCAGTAGCTGCTGCTCCACCAGTTCCACACGGACTACCTGCTCCTGGAGTTCCACCATTATTTGGTCTTCCTCCAGCTCCACCACCACCTGCATACGCTAGTGATGAGCCTGAAATACTTGTTGTTGTTCCTGCTCCACCTCTACCACCAGTTAAAGGTCCTGGGGCTGCATTCTGTCCAACCTCTGTTGCTCCACCGCCACCACCACTTACGTCTCCTGCTGCTCCTGGTCCACCATTACCATTAGTTCCACCATTTTGACCTTGGGCAGGAGTAACTGGAGGTGTGTTACCTGTTCCTCCTGGTTGACAACCAGGCCCACCATTACCTGCTCCTCCTCCACCTGAACCACCATCTCGGCCAGCATATGGAACGTCTGAATTTTTAGCCCCTGCTCCACCACCTGCAGAGGAAATTCCTAAAGCGCTTGAAACTGAACCAGATGCAGTTTCTCCACCACCAGCACCAACTACTACTGAATAAGCTTGATTTGAAGCTGAGACTCTATTTCCTGGAGTTCCATAGCCATCTAAAGGACTTGCTGTATAAGGTGATACAGGAGTTTTAACTTCTCTAAAACCACCAGCTCCTCCACCAGCACCGGCGTTTGGAAAACCACCGCCACCACCGCCACCTACAATTAAATAAGACAATTGAGAATTACATCCACTTCCTGATGCTGTTACAGTAAAAGTTCCAGGGCCTGTAAATGTATGAATTCTACAATCACCAGAACAAGATTCAGTTCCTCCAGTAGCTGATATAAAATTAGATCCTACTGCCGCAAAATCATTATCTTGTATAGATCTCCAACCAACTGTTGAATCTATATAAACTAAAGTTATTCCTTCACCTTCTGTACCTAAAGTTATATCACCTGCACCACCGTTGATTTTGTTTGAACCGTTTGGTGAAACTGTCAAAGCAGCTGTATCAAAAGTATTTCTATAATCTTGTAAAGAAACAATTGCTCCTGCTGATCCTGCTGGTAAGCTAACTGTAAAAGAACCACCATTAGTATCGCAAAAAAATCCTTGTCCATTTACAGCTGTAAAATTTGCTGTTTTAATATCACTTGTTTGCCAATCAACAGTTCCTGTTCTCCCAAAACCTGTTTGAGATGCACCTGATGCAAGAGCAACTGTATCACCACTAGCGCCAATAGTAATAGTATTACTATTTTCGTTAATGATGTTTTGACCACATTGGTTTTGTATGTTGTTTACTTTAATTGTACTTGTCATATGTTACCTATTGAAATTTATATCTTATTACTACTATTCCTGAACCACCATTACCACCTTTTGCATAATAACTACCTGAATCGGGTGACATACTTGAACCTCCACCACCACCTGTGTTTGTTGTGCCTGCAACACCAGCATTAGAACTACCACTGCCTCCTGCACCTCCTCCATCAGAAGCTGGTCCAGGAGCTGATGCTTGCCAACCTCCACCTCCTCCACCACCTGCTCTTCCAACTGGTGATCCAGTAATTGAAGATGTTGCTCCTGCTCCACCTGCTGTGCCTCCGCCAGTTCCAGGACTATTAGTTCCTGCAGCAGTTGCACCTCCACCACCAGCTCCGTTAAAACTTGGTACATCTCCACTAGAACTTCCACCATTATTACCTTGTGATGGAGTAACTGGAGGTGTATTACCTGTGCCCGCTGGATTAGAAGAACCAGGTCCAGAAGCACCTCCGCCACCTGAACCACCATTCATAAATCCTGGTGCTGCCACAGGTGCTGAGGTAGAGTAACCTTTACCGCCTCCACCTCCTGCTGATGTAATACTTGAAAATATTGAATCTGAACCTTTAGCTCCCATTCTTGGAGAAGGAAAACAAGCACCAGCACCACCAGCACCAACTGTTATAGGATATCCTGTTGCAGTAACTGTAATTCTATTTCCTGGAGTAGCATAACCATCTAAAGGACTTGCTGTATAAGGAGTTAATGGTGTTTTGACTTCTCTATATCCTCCAGCTCCAGCACCCCCACCTTGTACACTTCCGCCTCCACCACCAGCTATTACCATATAAGAAACTGTATTTTCTGATGCACAGTTTGTTGAAATTTTAGAAACTGTAAAAGTTCCTGGTGATGTAAAGGTATGAATTTTATCATTTCCACAAGTTGTTTCAGTTCCTCCTGTTGCTGATAAAAATGGATTACCAATTATATTGGAAGTTGAATCTTGAACATTCTTCCACCCCTCAGTGTCATCAACATAAACAAAAGTTACTGATTGACCTTCTGTTGTTAAAGACACAGTAGTATTAAAACCACCAATTTTTTGAGAACCATTAGGAGATATTGTAAGTGCGTTGGTTTGAAATGTATTAGTATAATCTACAACTGAAACAATGTTTCCTGCTGTACCTGCTGGTAAGTTCATTGTAAATGCACCTGAAGATGTATCTGCAAAATAACCCTCGCCATTAGCTGCTGTAAAAGTTCCTGTCTTAATTGATCCTGTCTGCCAATCTACAGTTCCTGTTCTTCCAAATCCAGATTGACTAGCACCACTTGCTAAAGCTACACTTCCACCACATCTACCTAAAGTTACAGTGGTAGCATCTACTACTGCAGTTTTACAAGCACCACCACCAACTGTTATAGTTGTGCCTGATTGTTGTGTAATTTGATCTACTTCTATTTTACTCATTATACTATTACCAATGTTCCAGAAACTGTAACAGTGCCAGCAAATGCTACTGGTCCTGCTAATACTGCGTTTCCTTCAATTAACATATTTTCATCCATTGTTGATGCATGTTCAAATACATCTTCAGATGCAGGCTTATCACCTATATATAAAACTCCATTTA